GTGAATTAAAAGATTGGATGTAATGGATTTTGTATGGCCTTATATCTACGGACCTAGCTTTTTCAGAAAAGGCGGGATATTTAATGAATTGGACTTTTCGATCAGGAGTGTAAGAAAGAACTACCCGGACGCTCGCTGCATCGTGGTGGGTGATGATCCAAACCTTGATGTTATCCATATTTCCTGTCCGTATATAGACTCAACGAAATATAACTTCCGGGAGAGGGACGTTATCTATAAGTTCAAAACGATTGCTAATTCTGATGAGATAGGCGATGAGTTCGTTTTGATGTGCGATGACCTGTATATCTTACAGCCTATTGATTACGAGGAGATAAAAAAATCTTATGGACGGGCAGAGATAACATCAATACCTGATTACCTTCGTAAACGTAAAGGCTCGATGGACTATAAAAGTGCATGGCGGGCTACGTATGAATACGTAGTTACGATACGTTATACCAAAGGGCTAAAGACTTACGATTGGGAAACACACCTGCCCAGGTATATGATCAAGTCCCGCGTTAAGTTTATCATGGATACTTTCGATCTGGAACAGAACCCCCGGCTGGTGATGGGTCTGCACGATGGCTATGAGGTTGAGAAAACGGAGTTGATACCAGAGGGATTACAGGCCGATCTATGGACGCATAAGCCAGGGATGAGCTTTGATGACGAACTGGCAAAAAAGTACATGAATCTATATGATGATGCAATAATCCCTGAGTTAATAGGAAAAATGGAAACAATGTTTCCCTAATGGGTAACAAATACTATTGACTTTTATTTAGAATTAATCTAATTTGCAGCCATGAATTAATTTTATGGCGCGCATAAATTTCCTGAATTTAATTGAGTATGAGTGGTCCCCCCGTCAGGCGGTAAAAACTGAGGCGCGGAGCACTACCTGGGATTTAAAAGGTACTACCCTTTTGGATCTTATCGAAGCTAACGGAGGGTCAACAGTAACACCCGCCACGGCGATGAAGTTCACGGGTGTACTATCTGCCGTTTCTCTGCGGTCCAGTTTACTTGCATCCTTTCCCAAAACAATCTACACAACATCTAAGGCAGGTCGTGAGGAGGATTTTGATAATCCACTTTACAAGATTCTGGCCTATAAACCTAATCCGTATATGAATGCCTTCACGTTCTGGGAGCTTCTTAATACGCACCTGGACCTGTGGGGGAATTCCTATGCACATATCACCCGATATAATCAACAGGTTATAGCTCTTACACCTATTCATCCTTCTCATGTGGATATCATAGTAGATGGGGGTAAGCTGATTTACAAAGTTGATGGTACGAAGGATACCAAGTTGGACCGTAATCATAAACCAGAAAATATTTTACATTTCAAGGATATTACTCTTGATGGTATCAAAGGTCTTTCGCGTATCACACTGGCTAAACAGGCTATTGAACTTGGGTTATCAGCTGAATCTTTCGGAAAGGAATTTTTCGACAAAGGGGGGCACATCAAAGGAGTCATTGAGACTGAGGGGCAGATGGGCGATGAGGCGTATGCTAACCTAAAAAAACAATGGGATGCAAACGCCAACCACGGGACGCCCATTTTAGATATGGGTAAGAAGTACCACGAATTAAAGATGCCTCTTGATGATATGCAGTTCCTTGAGTCGCGTGAATTTCAATTACAGGATATCGCCCGTATATTCCATGTACCGCCACACCTTTTAGCGGACCTTTCCAGGGCAACGTTCTCCAATGTTGAGCACGCGGATATACAGTGGGTGAAGTACGGATTACGCCCAATGGTCAAGAGGTACGAAAACGAAATAGAATATAAGCTGCTCGGTGATGATCTGGGCAGAAAAAATATCCGCTTTAATCTTGATGGTATTCTGAGGGGTGATACAGCCACACGTGCGGAGTACCTCAGCAAGATGATACAAGCAAAAATAATGAACCGTAATGAGGCTCGTGCGGTTGAGAATCTTAACCCCGTTGACGGTGGCGAAGTATTTGAGAATCCAATGACAAGCACCAATAAAGACAAAAAAAATGAAGACTAAAATTTTAATTCCGATTTTACTTTTAATGTGTGCGATTGTAAGCGCGCAGGTTACGCCCGCCGATGAGGTCAGTCCTTTTTCTGGGTCAGGGTCTTCCGAGATGTATAAAGGATTTGTTAAGCTGAACGCCAGTGATGCTTACCTTAATACAATCAAAGCAACTTTAGCCTCTCCCACTTTTACCGGTACTGTTGTTGTTCCAACTCCTTTTACGATTGGAGCAGTGTCAATGACTACTACCGGGACGAAGTTGAATTACTTGACTGGAGCAACAGGCACGACTGGGACAGCTACAACGAACATCGTGTATTCAACGGCCCCTACAATTACCACTCCTACTTTTGCGGGTCTCGTAACATTCGATTCAAGTATTACGATGGGTGTGTTTGGTGATGCTACACAAACTGTTCTATCAGAGGCGTCAAGTAATACAAATGTTCTATTGGGAGTTTATCCGATGGTGAACTTTGCGGGAACAGCCGGGAAGGTATTTGCTGGACAACATACCAGGATGCTAGCTATCACCACTAACCAAACGAACAATGTATCTATTTACGGGGCAGAGAATCAATTCAGATTAAAGGGAGTTAATCTTGCTGCTGGGGTTTTCGCTGGTGAATGGGCTTATGCTGAACAGTCAGGAACGTCTGTGTTGAGTGGTGGCGCAATATTTGCCGGAGTAAATGCAACGATTGAAACAGCGGCTACGTTCACAGCAGGTGCTTCAGAATATCTAAACGGGGTTATTATAAATAGTGCCGTTAATGCTGGTGCATCAGGAACTATAAACGGAGGTGCTAATTTTTCAGGTGTTTATATTAAATCATCTGGATTGGATTGGTATGATGGTATTTATATCACAGGAGCTACTAACGATATTAAATTACAGAACGAGGAAACCATTGATAATGCAACGGATGGAATTGTTGTGGTTACTGGAAATTTAGAGGTGAATGGAACTGGGGGTACTAATTTCGGAGCTGATAGTCAGGGAGATGATGATTATGAAATCAGTTTGCCTGGGGTAGATGCTCTCGTGGCAGGGTTGACCGTTATCTTTACAGCCAACACGGCATGTACAGATGGATCCACACTGGAAATTACCGAAGTTGGTGATCTGGATGCTATTCTAAAACTGAATGACCAGGCAACGGCTTCTAATGATATTGAAGCAGGTAGTGTTGTGATGGTTGTATTTGACGGAAGTAACTGGCAGATGATTAGTCCAGCTGCAAATTAAACGATATGGAAACACAACTAAGAGCGATAAGCGGGCAGTTACGCGGCAAGGCCGCCACTGATGGTGAAAAGGTCTTTACGTTCGTTGCCAGTACATCTGACCCGGATCGTCACCGTACGGTCCTCAATCAAGATAACTGGAAGCTGGAAAACTTTATAGCGAATCCCATTATTGGCTACCAGCATAACGTTTACGGGGATGGATGTTCCGATCCGCACCCGGATGATGTGATAGGAAAGGCAGTCAAGGTATATAAGGAGGAAGGTGATCTATTGATTGATGTTGTCTTTGATAAGGAGAACGAAAAAGCCGTAAAGATTGAGTCGAAGGTTGATCGCGGGTTCCTGAACACGGTGAGCGTGGGGTTTATTGAGGTTGGGGATGGTCATCAGGGCAATGAGGATGATGGTGAGGATAAGGAGCTTTATTACTTCCACGGACAGGAGCTTTTGGAGCTATCCGTTGTGAATATCCCCTCTAATCCCAAAGCGGCTAAGAGATCATTCCGTTCCCAGACATTTGATGCGCTACGGTTTATCTACCGTGAGCTGGGTGAGAAGTACCGGTTCGCAGATATCGAGGACATGAAGGTCCGGCAATTCTTCCACAGCCAGCGTCGCGAGGTGCGCGATGTGATTGACCTGTTGGACAAAAAGGAGACTGAAGAAAAGACAGGCCACGACATAGGAGAATTTTCTCTACGAATAGCAAAGCAAAAATATTCTGCCCTTGCCGGTGGACATTAATATCAACTCAAAAATCAATACAATGAAAAAAGATGAATTATTGAAAAAAAGAGTTGCCCTTATCAAGCAAATGGAAGAGATGACAGATGGTAAGGAGCAGCTTACGGATGAAGAGCGCACAAAGTTCGACGAACTGGACGCTCAGGTGACTACCCTTGACACGGACATCAAACGTGCCGAGAAACTTGAAAAAGAGAAAGCAGCACGGGAACTGGAAGCGAAAGAGGCTGCAAAGCATATTCCCGGTGCGATAGGAGATGGTATATCCGATAAAGATGTAAAGGATTTGGAAGGGTATCGGATTAGCACGGCAATTTTAAAACAGGCCGAGGCCGCTTTAGGACGCGGAAAGCTAGATGGCATTGAATTGGAGATGCACCAGGAGGCCGTCAAAGATGCCAGAGATGCCGAGGTTGAATGTACAGGTCTGGGTGTCCCACAGATAATCCTTAGCGGGCCAACATCCCATAAACGGGCTGACCTTGCCGCAACGATTGACGCTGCCGGGGGTTACACAGTAGCTACCGATTTACTGAGTTTTATTGACACCCTCAAGAACTCAATGGTAAGTGTTAAGGCCGGAGCACGACTGATGACCGGCTTACAGGGTAATGTTGAGTTCCCGAAAGCAGCAAGCAACTCAACCGCCACCTGGCGATCAGAGAAAGGTACTGCT